CAACAATATTAACATATTTCATAACAAAACAACCACCAATAAGTAGTACAGTTGATTTATCGCTATTAAAGTAAATTTAAATATTTTCAAAAGCTACTTTCAATAAAACAATTGTAATATATAAGAATATCAACAAATTATGTCAGAACTTAAAGAATTGGTTACTAATGTATGGGGAGTATCACCTACGCGCTTCGTTTTAAAGAACACTACTAGTAAATTCTCAGTTGCTATTGATACTAAAGTACCAAAAAAGTATAAAGCACCTTGTGAAATATATTGTTCTTCTATAGTTATCACTGATTATTTCCGCAAGCTTATGAATAATGGTTTTCAATTTTCATCATTTGATGGCGTACAAACTGATGATATTACATTCACATTATCACCAACTTGTCTAGAATGTGATGAATGTGTCGAAATTGATGCAAATTGGGCACATATTAGCACCAAATCTCAATCGGCATTACCCCAAAAATCCTTTTTCTATTGTGATGAATGTGAGTCATATTTCTGTAATGAATGTTTTGATGAAGGTGATACCGATACCGATACCGATACCGAAAGCGAAAGTGGAAGTGGAAGTGAAACAACTAGTTCGTCTAGTAATTCTAATGCCGGATCTTCTGTAACGGTCGAACTCAAGGATGAAAACGGGGAGGATTGTGATGAAACTACTGAGTATGAACCTTTAGATCCCGAAGAATGTGAACATATATATGAAAAAATTAAGCTCCCCCATGGTTATTTAACACGCTACATCTGTGATATTTGCACTAATGTTATTATTGGTAGTGGGCGCTATTCAAATCCGGATAATGTTTCCGATTCGCCCGATCTTTGTACTTTCTGCTCTAAAACCGAAGATGGTAAATCAATAGTAGAAAAACACGGACTTGTACTCACAATTAATTATATTTCTAAAAAAGATATTAATAATACATCAGTAGGCAATATTCTCGATTGGATCCCGTGTATTAGGGATAATAATGGTGATTATTTATTGGTTAATATGAATCGCGATTCGGATAATTATAAAGAAACTGCAGTTTTACTAACTCGAAATGGTTGGACAGTTTTATTTACATTATGGAAAAAGGCTCGTTCTGTATTACGTAAACTTATTTCTTTAGAAACTATTGATAAATTACTCAATGAATATGAAATATATGATCGACTCGGGCTTGATAATACTAAAGTTCTTTCGTTATTTCCAAAAGATAGCCCCTTGTCATTAACAGATTTGGAAGTAATCGAAGAATGTACTTCCGAGTCTAAGCCACCCGCGGAAGATATTTCGCAACTATTAAAAGAAGTCATGAATACCGAAGAAACTTTTATTAAAAAGACCGAAGAAACTTTTATTAAAAAGACCGAAGTTCCTCCTTCAGAAAAGAAGAAAAAGTCTAAGAAATCGGATAGAAAAAAATAGCTTTAATTTTATACAGCTGGAATTAATATGTAAAATTTTTTTTATGAACTATTCAAACCAAATATCTGAGAGGGTTGGTAATTGGGCCTGAACAATTGTTCTCATAGCTTGTGCATATTCCCTAATTTCAACCTGGGCGTGTTCGTGATCTCTCAATTCGATGAAATTCAAAACAGCCTGTGCTGAACATGTCCAAATTACTTCAGTGTATTGATTTAATGGTAGGAGTATACGAGCCTGCTCTTTTGCTACTCCCCGTGAAAGTAAGGCTTCGTAAGCATCTATAGAATTAGTTAATGCTTGGTTGAATATTTTTTGAGTCTCATCTGATTCTTCAATAGTTAATTCCCCTTCAGAAGCCTGTTTAGAATCTTTTGATTGTTTTCTCCAAGTAGTAGGATTATAAAATTCCAATACGGGTTTATACCTGCCAGATATTTCATTCCAACTATGTAATTGCGTAGGATATGTTGATGTCGTTTCGGTTCCTACAATATGTTTGTACCATTGACGCATAACAAATTCAGGTGCTTTAATTCTAAATCGCATCATGACATGCCTAAATGGGGACATATGTTTATTACGATAAAGATATTTAAGTAGTCGCATATCCTTACTATCAAACTCTGTTTTGTAATGCCCGAAAGATACCCTTGCTGCATTAACAATTGTCAACTCATTTCCAAAAGTACCAAGTAATTCAATATATCCCTTATCGAGAATATCAATACGTATTTCAGCATCGGATTCTTTTGATTCGGCCATTTTAAAATGAATTTACTTATATATTTACAGAATCAATAATTTAATTATTAGTTTAACCTTAAATAACGTTAAATTATTATCATATCCATTTTATAAGATTATAATTATCCAAAGAGAACATGACTTCTATTTATAGAAAAAATATAATAAAAGTAACGAAGTCAAACCAATCATATCGTAAAGTTGTACATACTTCAAAACAACAACAAACCGTTGTAATGTCATTAATCAATAATGAAGATATTCCAAGTGAGATCCACCCAAAAACTACACAATTTATTCAGGTCGTTTCTGGTAGGGGTGTTGCGATAATCGGGAGAAATAAATATCGATTAACTTCGGGGTCTACATTAATAATCCCCCCTGGAAAGCAACACACCATAGAAGTCACATCGAAAACTCCTTTAAAATTATTTACAGTATATTCACCTCCGGAACATCCCAAAAATTTAATACAACACTCTCAGAAAAAAACTTCTCGAAATGTAGAATAAAAAAAAATAATATAAATCAAACTTCTTGGATATTTTTTTTTTAATATAAATCGAACTTCTTGGATATTTTTTTTTAATATAAATCGAACTTCTTGAATTATTTTCTCCTCCGCCCTCCACTTTTGACTTTTCTAAATATGAGTTCGCCATATAATGAAATATATTCAATATCATAAGGAGTCATGAGTTTGTGCATATTAGGGCTTTGCCTAGCGAAACTTTGTAATTTTGAATCGAAAGTATTAGATGCAATTAATTCGAATCCCCGCAATGCAAACTCTCGTTGAAATACTTCCGTGTTAACAAGATACTCTTCGTATAAATCGCCATTACTAAATGGATGTAATACCGCAATTCTCTGCCCGGCACTTTCTAGTGAATCCGAAGAATATCTTCGTTCTATAGAAAATTTAAGTATATCTCCTTGACGACGATTCCATGAACTTCCTTCTTCGATAGATTCTTCTATTAGTTTTTCATGCACTTTATCACCAAACATTGCAGTTAGTGTTACGGTTCCTCCTATTACGACTAAGTTAGCGCATAACTTAACAAAATTCTTTATTTTTGCAACCGATTCCGCAAAATAGTGAACTGCTAAATTACAAACAATTGCATTTACACCATCTATTGGCATCGGTAATTGTCGAATTGAAGTTGCATTTTCATCAGCGTCAACATTTAAATCGATAACCGCAATGTGTACTGCTGTATGCATTTTATGAGACATTCCTTTTTGTTTTCCCCTTTTAGTTTTTGCAAAAGAATATTTCCTCCTGATTAATTCCGATAATGCGGCCCTATCTTGGTCTACGGCAATTAAATTTTCAACATTCGCAGCAATATATCTTCCAAGATCGGCCCCCCTTCCCGCACCTAGATCGATGACCCATTCATGACTTGGCAAATTCTTAATAACTTCTGTCTTTGCGAATGAGATGAATCCGGTTTGTGCGCGATATATTCCAGATTTTGTATTCATAAAGTAATCCAACAATGGTCCGGTCCACAACTCTTCTACCGGAAATGGATCAATGTAATTAAGCCATGTAGATTCTGCGACACTATAGTCATTTCCAAAGTATCTATTACTTAATAACTCTCGAATACGATCTTCTCGAATCCGCTCAAACTCCCAATTTGGTAGACCGGCGGTACCTGCGGTGTCACATTTTCCAATACAACGCAATTCAATCACTTTGTCATTAATATCATGCGTATTAGTGTCCGGGTGGTAATATATATACGCAAATGGTGAATCTGAAGGTGAAAACTGTATCGGAAAGTATCCTCCTGTTTTATTATTTAGCGGGTTCCCACTAAATATTTCTTTATAACCGGGGCAATACCTCAATCCTAGTGCATAGAACATTTCTGGATTGATACCCACAAATAAGAAATATAGAGTATGTTTTGGTTTTTCCACAAAGGGTGGGCGCCCAAGGATTTTATTTGGGCATCTTTTAGCGAGGAAATCGATAGTATTATTTTTTAGCGGTTTCCATTTAAAAGATCTCGTATTAATATATGATTTTCCCGGCTCTACAATAATTAGACCATCAGTTTCGTATGGTCTTTCGTAATTTAATATTGTCTTGAAATGATTTTCGAGTTCCTCTTCGTTCGATAGCCTAACGTAAGGCTTTGCCTCTGCAAAAATACCAAATTTACTAATCGTATCAATTGCTGATTCGATATATTGCAAACGTTCACCAATACCAAGACCGGTAATATCCTCACCGTCAATTATTATTGCATCGAATACATAAATTTTCAGAATTTTCTCATTGGGTAAATTTGTATCTTGGTGTATAATAAGTTCAGCATCTAAAATAGTAGTTTTGAGTTTAGAATTATCATCATCAAGTGTAAACTCGTATAGTTTATCAGCTAATACAAAACACTTATCTTGACGAATACTTACAATTGATCGTAAACCATCGGCCTTATCAGTCACATAATAGTTCACAGGTGGAAATATATCCCTATAACTAGCCCTTGTAAGAGAAGAAACACTTGGCAGCAATTTCTTCAATCCAAACTCATACTCAAATTTACGGAGTAATCCCGGAATTTTAACAATCTTACTTGCAACATAATATATTTCTGTTTGATAAGCGGCATCTTTAATATATTCAGGTCGGGTCAGCCCAAGGAGAGCATTCACGATATCTGAGACCATCCCATCCTTTAAAGTAGTAGGGTCTCCAACATGTTCGATTTCTACCTCATATTTATATAGGGGAATTAATGGAGATCCTGCATTATCCAATTGAAGAATTGAAAGCATATTTTCTGGAGTCATATTCGGTCGAGTGCGAAACATACTATTAACAATTTTGGAAAGAGAAGAATTCACATCCGCACCAGTAATCTGACGAACTACTGTCAAGTCGAAGCGCCAAGTGGGCGAATCGGTTGGAAATAAGAATGAACATCTGGCCTTTACTCGAACAATTGCACTAGAATCTGAATTGAACGCTTTCGTATTTTCTTCTTCGATAGATAATGTTATATTATATGACAGTGCAAAGGATTTATTGACTCGAATAGGTTGCATTATAGATTGTTTAGACATATACGCATCGGCAACTTTCTCCCCTTTGTTAAATTTAATCTGGCGAATATGACTCTGGTGATTATCGTATGATTGAGATCTTCGATTATTTATCTTAGAAGATCGCATGATAGAATTTATAGTATGCGAAATCACACCATCACTAACGTCAATTTTCTTAGAAACTAAGGATTCAAGAATTGCTTTAAATATGATGAAATCGACTGATTGAAATCGAATTTCGAATTCAAGCCCGGAAGTATCCCTATCATTAGACTTACGATTGTAACGTGCAACGGTATCGGATAGACTAGGTTTAGACATGGTATTAAAGCCGTTTTGGGCAGATATATACTTATACTATTTAATAATTCAAATTGTAAAAACTTAAAGATTATCCTTATAAAAAATTTAAAATTGAAGCAATATATTTATAAAATATAAACGCATTTCAGATACACATCTCAGATACGGAGTTAGTAAATTGATAGAAATGTCTTCAAAATCAATCAGTATTTATGATATGGGTGAATCAATTCGAAATAATTTAATACCCGGCGCATTTAATGACGAAAAGACCGAATATATATTTCCAACTGTTGTTACGACTACATCAACCGGAGCAACGCGTTTTTGGACAATAAAGGTTAAATTATTAGATGAAATGGGAAACGTAGTAATTATTGAAGACAACTTGTTAAATCAGCCAGTTATACAGCTTGATGGTTTTAAAGGGGAATTGAATGTGGAATCTGGTCAGGAAAATGGAAAGATTCGAAAAACCGTACCGACTTTAGTTCTAGTTGGGAAGAATCTAAAAAAACGCAATGCAACAAATGTAATTACGCAGGCGTTGCGTGATGCCCTAGGACAATACAATAAACAAAAGAAACGAGCATCGGGATCCGCATCCACATCCACATCCGCATCCGCATCTGAAACAAAATCCGCAAAGAAAGAAGAATGTAAAATTTCATGCACAAATGATGAAAATTTTAATAGGCACGATGAAAGACCACCACCAATGCTAGTTAATAAAATTGGTGCTACAAAAGCATCAGTATTGACGGATTCAGTATTCCAAAGCGGGATTACACTTCAATATAAATTGAATGGTGTTCGATTGGTGTCCCGATTGAATCAGTCACATAATGAATTATATTCAAGAACGCGATCTGAATATTTGGGACTTGACGCTATTCGGATAGATTTACAGAATATAATTACTAATGCACCTCCATTACCCGACCGATTCTTTAAATACGGGCGTGGAAATTTTGATCAAGGTGCAAAGGATTCTTATTTACCACAAGAAGTTTATCTCGATGGGGAATTATATATCCACGGAAAACCGCTACAATATATTTCCGGCCAAGCCAGAAAACCTAATGACGAAGGCGAGTTACAATATTATATATTCGACTGTTTCTTCCCAAGAGCAAAGTCATTAGGTTTTGATATGAAAAGTGAGTTTCGACAACAATATCTTGACATGTTATTCGGGAAGCGGGTTTATAATACATTACACAGAGTTGAAAACTTTATAGTTTCAAATATGGATGAAGTTAATGAACATTCTAGAAAAGCATTAAGTGAAAACTACGAAGGAGTTATTCTAAGAAAAGATAACGCCGGATATTGTTACTCTTATAATAATTATCATAGTTCCAATATTCTAAAAATGAAACCATTATTCGATGACGAATTTTCTATTGTAGGTTACACCCAAGGAAGGAGAGGAAAAGATGTTGGTGCGGTTGTATGGATTTGCGAAATATCAAAAAAATATGCAAAAGATATTGATGATAGACGATTTAATGTTGTACCGAAAGATATGTCGTATGAGCAGCGATATTTAGTATTTAGGTGTCTTGGGGAGATGGTAGATAATAAGACTACCGAAATCAAACGAGGAGCTCCATTAAAAATTTCTAGATTCGATCGAGACTTCAAAGGAAAACCTATGACAGTGGAATATCGTGAACTTTCAAAGCTTAACAAACCGCAACAAGCTAAGGCTGTGACTGTGAGAACATATGAAAATAATAATCAAAATGATCCATTAAAAAAATTATTTATTGAATGTGGAACGGGTAATAAAAAATAATTTACTATTAGTCACAGAATGTAAAATTTTTTTTATGGGTATTTGTAATTTACATATTTTTATTACGGTTTGCATTATTGATTGTAAAATATGAGCTAATTGGGTGGGCAATTAGCCTTTTCATAAACCTGTTCAAATCTTAGGGCAGTTTCGGGGTCATTAATCAATACACCGCGGTCCGCATAGTATTTCTCCCCCCCATGGATAGTACCCAACCAGTCAATCTTAGATTGGCAAAGTGTATTTGGTACATAACCACCTGCAAGAGTTTGACGATCGGTTTGAGATGGGCAAATTCCTGGTTCATTTTTTAGATAATATTTCAGAGAACCTTCATCGGTACCATCGGCGCCTTCCTTCTCATAAAATGGATTTGATAAATAATTAGCATTCATCCATTCAATTTTTTGCTTACATAAATCATTAGGAAAATAACCAGTTGATAAAGTTGTAAATGGTGAAGGTCGGGTAGCAAAATATAAAGCAAGTCCGATAGTTAGTACAACAACTACTGCAATAGCGTATAAGATTAGGTGATTCATATTTTATATAGAAATACGTTAGTATATTAAAAAGAATATAGAAATATATTAAA